GTTGGAGCAATGGCAATCGTTATTCTTCTAGCCCTGGTGGCATTAACAGCCCAAGCACCATTGTCAAATAGGTGCTTTGAAGGCGGTGTCTTGGTCGAAGAAAGAAATATGGATCATGGAATAGCTGAATTATGCGTTAAAGATGACATAAGTATGATCAAAACGACTTCCCTCCAAAAGCGGAACGAGAGCATTTTTACAAATATAATTATGAGAAAAATGTTGATTCCCAATTATCAAGAGTGCAACCCAGTCGAAGTTGCCAATGGCCCCATCATGATCTTCAAACCGGATAGAGATTTAATGTTGATTCCTAAAACATACGCATGCAGAGTAGATTGCTCCATTTCTCTAGATAGGGATGAAGCATCTATTATACTACACTCAGACAAGCTAAACAATTTTGAGGTTATGGGAACTACAACAGCCACTAGATGGTTTCAAGGTAGCACTACATATTCATTAGAGCATACTTGTGAACACATCCAAGTTACTTGTGGATCAAAGAGTCTTAGTTTCCATGCATGTTTTAAGTACCATATGGCATGTATCAGGTTATTGAATAGAAGCTATATGCCAGCTTTCATGATTCAATCTGTCTGCCAAAATAAAGAGATCATCTTGATGACATGTCTAGTTTTAATAATATTTGGTTTGTTGTATATAATGACGATGTCATACATATGCTATATCTTAATGCCAATATTTATACCTATTGCTTATCTATGGGGGTGGCTGTATAACAAATCTTGCAAAAAATGTGCTTACTGCGGCCTTGCATATCATCCTTTTACAAAATGTGGAAAAAACTGTGTCTGCGGATCAATGTTTGAAAATTCAGAAAGAATGAAAATGCACAGAGTATCAGGTCTATGTAAGGGATACAAATCTCTAAGAGCTGCTAGAATCTTATGTAAGAGCAGAGGGTCAGCTTTTATACTAGCTGTAATACTTGCAACATTGCTGTTATCTTTCATTCAACCATTAGAGGCTGTCCAGTTGAATTACAATAATGAAGTGATAGAAATCACTGAATTGTCCCAAGAACTGGATATAATATTCCAAGGGTTAAAGACTACACAATCAATTATTATAGCACAAATTACAATCTGCACTTGCATAATACTAATACTAGCATTGTATTTGATATTGCATAAGAGAATAGAAGATAGACTTATTAATAGAATTCTATATTTTTGCCCTGAATGTCAAATGACACACCCGAAAAATGGTCTAAAGAAATACTTCGCTGGAGAATTCACAAACATGTGTAATAGTTGTATGTGTGGATGCACTTACAATCAAGAAGAATTAAATGACGGTTATACAATTCCTATGACTCATCAACTTACAGTTGGATGTTATGCTCCAGGAAGATATTATACGCATAGAAGGATGTCAAATGGGCTAATCTATATTGTACTTGCAGTTTTAATGATTTTAGCGTCATTATCAATAGCAGCTGCATCAACCGATGATAATTGTGTTAAGAGTTCAACATATAAGACTCAAGAGCCAGTATCATGCTCTGCTTGGGTCAAAGTAACAACATGCTCAAGCAGCTCCGGTATTCAGGGTGTCTTTAACCACTTAAAATTACCGAAACAGGAAAGTGACATTCTAACTACCATGAAGGGAAGCTTGGATTCTATCTTGAAAAAATCTGAAGATAGTACTGTGCCATTGCAGGCATACATTTTGGAATCTTTAGCAGTAAGTTTACATTGCTCGTATATAGCAAGTGCAGCCACAGAAGGGGGGAATATAAATACAATGATTGTTTCGCAATACACGGATAAGCCCTTAGAAATATGCACAGCCAAGAAAGCATCAAAACTATGTGGATGTTTAATGAGGAAAACAACATGTGATACAACAAGTACTGAAGATGTGGCTACCTATTATAAGCAACATCCAGAAATATACAAAGTTGATTATGCTAGGATGATTCAAACTTTAACTAAGTATTTTCCTGGAGTATTTTCTAAAGAACTGTTAATTGCAGTTAAGAATGCTAATCACACAAGGGTTAAATCTATAATTAAATTACTAGATGCTAAAATAACAAATGCTCGAGGCATAAAATCAATATTTAAAATAATCGATGCAGCATTATCAGATACAACAGTGGCAGGTGCTGCGCCCCCTTCTTCTGCTGTTAAAGATGTTAAAGCATTTGACACAAACTGGTTAGCTGAGAGCATATTCAAAGATATAGTAACCTCAAGTGCAATGAAAATTTGCACAAGTGGCAAGATATATAGATGCTTTTACCCTATGAGTCTAAGATTCACTTTCTATTATAGCTGCAATGAGGCTAACAAGTTCTACCAAACAGGTGAATATCCAATTTCGAAACATCACAGCAATAATGCTAATCTTTGTGTAGCAGATGCTTACTGTGAAAAGGATTTCACACCGGTCGATGCTTCAAATAAGGATATGTTATTAACTCTGAGATGTGAAGAGATCACAATAAACATTAATGAGCTCCCCAGCGCGCTTCCTGTAAACAAATGCAGAGTGATATCAATCCAACATTGCACGGTATCTGGGAATAGCAACAAGACAGTAGCAGAATGTGCAAATGGGTTTTTCTATGAGTACAATGGCGACCTTCATCAAAGTCCAAAAGATGATGTGGGGATCTATTGTTTTGATAAAACCTGCAAGACAACTAGGTTCCCACATCATCCTTCGAACTTACAGGGTTGCACATCGCATAACGCAGAAATGTTGAATAGGAAACTTAAAGAGATAAATTATACAAATTTAGAACAACTTAAGCATAGCTTACAAGAATCGATTAAGACAGATTTAATAGAGCATAATTACATACTCACAAAGAATTTACCAAAATTAAATCCAACATTCAAAGCAATATCCATCCAAGGTGTAGAGACAGATAGTGGAATACAGAGCTCATATATAGAAACCAATCTAATGGTCAAGACTGGTCTATCATTAGGATTGCATTTGACTACAAAGTCTGGTGATCCTTTATTTGACATAATAATTTTCGTCAAGACAGCACATTATGAGGCAGTTTATGATGAAATTTACCAAACTGGGCCAACTGTGGGAATAAATGTTCAACATGATGAAAAATGCACAGGTAGATGCCCTGAAAATTTAATGAAGACAGGTTGGCTATCTTTTGCTAGGGAACACACAAGTCAGTGGGGATGTGAAGAATTTGGATGCCTGGCTATAAACGAAGGTTGCCTCTTCGGTCATTGCAAAGATATAATTAAACCAGAAATGACAGTCCTCAGAAAGAATCAAGAGGAAACTCCAGTCATAAGAATATGTATCTCTCTGCCTCAGGAGACATTCTGTCAACCAATTAATGCATTCACTGCTATTATAACTGATAAAATTGAAACTCAATTTATCTCAAATGAGGCTGGAAGAATCCCTAAATTACTAGGGTATAAGTCAAATCGCATATATACAGGAATGATCAATGACTTGGGAACATTTTCTAAAATGTGTGGTAGTGTTCAGTCAGTAACTGGGAACGTTCTAGGAGCTGGTAGCCCGAGATTTGATTATATATGTCATGCTGCGCAAAGAAAAGATGTCACAGTTAGCAGATGTTTTGATAATTTTTACGACTCATGTCAAAGATTGGAACCTACTGATAATATTGTTTATGATAATAATGTGAAAAAAGTGTCACTGTTAAATAAAAACATGGGCGAACTCAGGTTGAAGATTAAATTAGGAGATATAAATTACAAATTATATGAGAAAATGCCATCTTTCGATTTCAAAGGGAGCTGCGTAGGATGCATTAAATGTATCAAAGGAGTAGATTGCGAATTTGACATACATGCCACAGGGGAATCTGTTTGTCTTTTAACATCAAACTGTAACTTTTACCATAATAACCTAAAGATAGATCCAAATGTTCAAAAATATGGCATGAAAGGCAAGTGTACTGATGAAAAGATATGGATAGACTTGTGTGGTAATAAGATAGAGATACAAATATCGCTGGTTCAATCCCATGAAACTATTGAAGTAGGAAATAGTGATCAGACATATTTTGTGAAGGAAAAAGACAATAGATGCGGAACATGGTTATGCAAGGTTAGCGAGCAGGGTATCTCATCTATTTTCGCCCCATTTTTTGCTGTCTTTGGTGATTATGCAAAGATTGCATTCTATTGTGTGCTAGGGATAATATGTCTTGCCTTATTAATATATCTGCTACTTCCTGTATGTGGGAAAATGAGGGATGTTCTAAAGAAGAATGAAATAGAATATATGAAAGAGCTTAGGGGCAAGAGAATATAAATCAGTGAATGGTTAAGATAGAGAGGTAGAAAGTAATAGACAAATAAAAATATG